TAGGCGGCGATATATTCCCTGTTATGTCCGGCAAGCCGCTTGACTTCATCCCGTTCTTCTTCCTGGGCGTTGATGACACGACGCCGCAGCTTGACCTCCCGCCTCTCCTGGACTTGGTTGACCTCAACCTCGACCACTACCGCATGAGCGCGGATCATAAGCACGGCCTCCACTTCACCGGCCTGCCAACGCCTGTTGTTTCCGGCTACCAAAAGCAAAACGAGAACGAAAAGCTCTATGTCGGCAGTTCAAGTGCTTGGGTGTTTCCTGATCCACAGGCGAAGGCGTCATTCCTGGAATACACCGGGCAGGGATTGGGCGCAATCGTGCAAGAGCTGGAAAGAACCGAACAGCAGATGGCTATTCTCGGAGCGCGGCTTCTAACCGCTGAAAAGAAGGCCACGGAAACCGCGCAGACGGCCCAAATTCACCGGGCGGGCGAAAGCTCCGTGCTGTCCTC